TCAATGTTATTACCATTTGCGTCTTTAACATAATAAGCTCTTACCCAACCATGTACTGGACTCCATCGAGATGGGCTATGTACACCCCCCCAAAACGCATTACCTGAGTCGTCATAATGTATTACGGCGTTACCTTGAACAACATCCGCAGCGGTAACGCCTTCACCTAGTTCAATTATACTTTCGTCACCCGCATCGTTTTGTAAACGGGCAAATTGATCTAGCGCTAACGCTTCTTCGGCGGTCATATCAGTACCCACCGCTACTTCACGTATGTCGTAACCCATTTGATCGAGTATAGCTAAATCATTTTCAGTAAGTGTTTGACCTGTTTGATAACTACTGTTTGGATCAGTTCCAAGAGCGGTAACCCAAGTGTTAAATATAGCTTCTTGCGCTTCTGTATCTGAAAACAAAGCCTCTAAAGATTCTGGGCTGTAGTATCCAGAATCTTTAATTATCTGCATTAACAATTCACGTTGGTTACTTCTTAAATTGTGAACAAGAGAGAATTTCTTATCATCAAACGCAGAAGTAGGTGAGTAAAATATATTATGAGTTGAAAATATGCTTTCAACGTCAACACCAAAACCACTAAACATAATTTCATTTAGTACGACACTGCGGTTTTCGTTATACGCTGCTTCAAATTGTGCGTAGCTAGTGTAAGCGCCATTATATTGTCCTTCCGCTAGAAAGTGTGTGTATGGGTCTACGTCATCTGATAAATTATTTAAAGATTTGTATTGATCAGCGTTAAAGCCGGGGTTCATAGCGTTGACTAGGTATTGATCTGTTGACGCATATACAGATGTTAAATTACCATCTAAACGATCAGCTTCAATTTGTAAGTCACCCTGCGCTGCAATTAAAGCCTGTTGGTTTTCTAACAACAGTGCATTGTCTGCTTCAATTAAAGGTATAAGTTCATTAAGACGATCTGCATACCCTGCATCTATAAGATCGTTATACGCTTGAAGTGCAGTGTCACCAACATCCGTTAACTCCGCTATTTCCTCCTGCGTCTCTTGATACATCTGACTGCTCGGATTAAACTCCTTTATGTCTCGTTTAAGCCCCTGAATACGATCTCTATTATCATTAAAAACATTCCACACTTCTTCTAATTCAGCATACTTCGCGTCGAATTCTTCACCGTTTGCTTGAAGTCGAGGACCTATTTCAATTAGTGTGTCGCGGATTTCTTGTACTCTTTCATAGTCTCCAGATAATTTATCTATTATGTTATTAACAACGTCACCGACACCAGAGTTGTTAATCTGATCGTGCAGTTCTTCCATACCATAGGCAGATATAACAGCCATAATTTGAGCGAGGGCTTCTTTACCAGTACCACCAGATAACGCTATAGCCGCTGTACGTTGGAACGCAGCGGTGATATACCCTATCTCACGATCACCAACGCCAGGCTTAGTTACAATATAGTCGCGTACAAGTTGAGTTGTTATTAGACCGCGTGTTAGTGCGTTAGCCATTAATTCCGACGTAATTTCTTGCCCAGTAAGTTCGGCACCAAGTGCTGCACCAACCATGTTTTGAACCACATTAGGTATAGCTCGGGTAGTTGTTTGGCCTGTGTCGGGGTCAGTGACTTCCACCTCCCAACCCATTTTTTCGCCAATTTTACCTAAACCTGCGGATACCGCAGCGGTAATACCTCCTCTAGCAAAGGCTTCAAGAGGGTCTTCCCCATATATAATGGCTTGTGTGGCTGCAACAGTACCTTGTGTAATTGCTGAAACCGCTAACTCTTTTACACCTTCACTAAGTGACTCACCGATCACGTCGCTAACAAATGGAGCGGTGTGTTGAGCAACTTCACCAGCAATCTTGCCTGCTACATAAGATACTGCAACAGTTTCAATAACATCACCAAGGTCTCCGCCATTATAAGCAGTAGATGCACCGTCAATTAGCGGTACAGCCCACGCGTTCCCCGTCGCTGTAGCTACAATTTTAGCAATTGATACTAGGGGGTCATCTACCATGCCTTCTACAATATCGAGGATAAAACTAGCAACAGGCATTAGAATTTCATCGAAGACAAAATCAACAACATCGTCAATTGCGCCAGCAACCCAGTCTATTGTGTCTTTTACAGCGTCAACGATGACACTCAATTTACAACCCTCGCATCAGTGGCTTTTTACCGAGTCGCATGAACACCACATACTTGTCAGTATTTCTGTATTTACCAATTGCAATCTCAGTATCTTGCTGATCTGCGCGGCGCTTAAATAGTTTAAAACCATTTAGAAACACAGGGCCATAAAACTCTGTTGTATAATGCGTAATCTTTTTTTGCTGTAGATACGTGAAATACTTGAACCCATTTACTATAAAGTTCCGTCCCGTATCGACATTAAAAGCTCGCCCTACCATCTTTTTAGAGTTTTTCTTGCCCTTACCAACATGACCAACAAAAACAGTATTACCAATCTGCACAAGATCGGTCCGAGGTAGTGAGAACTCAGCGGCAACTGCTGCTAGCACAACTTCTTTTGGATACTTTAGGTCTGGCATATTGTATGCTGACATAGCAACAATTTCAGGACCCTTTAATAATTTCTCCTTACTATTAACTAGTTCCATTTTACACCTCCCGTGAAAACAACGCAGCCGAGTATATGTTACCCATGCCAGCGGCAAGGCTGAGCATTAGGCCCTCGGGGATGGGGGCGTCAGAAGACAAGAACACAGAATCATCCTGAGTTCTATTTAGGATTTTCGGCACGAGGCCGCTTTCTAGGTCGCGTAGCAACAATCCAGTCTCCAATAGTCCGCTAGCACCCATTGTATGTCCAATACGTGGTTTGTAGGATGTTGCTACAAACTCGTTTAGAGAACGTAGGAGTGCTGATTTTTCCGCAGCATTGTTGACTGGCGTGCCAGTTCCATGCGTTTTAACTAACCTTACATCATTTTGATGCGCTTTGGCTACAAATAATGCACCTTCGATAGCTTTACTAAAGCCTGAACCGTCATCACGTTGCCCTAGAGGGTTTGTATTGTCCTCTGCGGAGCTATACGCGCCAACGAATTTAGCTAAAGGGTCAGCCATACCCGCGTGTTCCTTCTCGAATATAGCAACTACAGCGCCTTGTCCAATATGAAATCCTTGGTTCTTATCATCAAACGCAGAGGGCTGGCGCTCTCCTTCGTCTTTGTACTGCAAACTAGCGCCTGCTTCACCAAAGAACTCTAGGACAAGGTTGTTCACACTATCCTCACCACTAAATACAATAACCCGATCAAATCCATAGTTATCCATTAATGTTTGCATATTCATTAATACATGTAGGCTAGATGCGCAAGCGCTAGCATCTGTTGACACGTGATCATGTACTCCAAACATACTTGCAATACGACCTGCGTATATGTTGGTTAGTACAATAAACGGTACTTTTACCTTGTAATGCAGTTTTGTATCGGGGTCTTTGTCATACCGTCCGTTATTGCCCATCCAGCCCTGATTACCAGCAGCAAAAATAAATCCTGTCTTACCTTTGACAGGGTTGTCAGCCACATAACTACGTAGCTCATCGTCAATAAGGCTTTCTATCAGCACATGAGGGGGGTACTTCAATCCAGATTTTGCTCTGCGAAACGTATCCGGTAGGATATGAGCGTGCTGGGGGTAGGGTATATCGTCAATCAGAGTAGTATCGATTGTGCACGTTGTTCGGCACTGGGTCATGTAAATCATGATAGCTCTTTTACAAGTGCTTTAATCGAATCAAACTCGTCTTCGGGGTCTTTAGTTTTGTGCTCGAATATAAAGTTTCTTAGTAACTCTACGCTTTCGTAGGGCCACTGATCGTTTATTTCTTCGTCTTCAGGGATGCCATAAGCCTCTCCAAATACAAAGAAAGTTAGTGTTACATCTAAACTGTCAAGATTAGTTACATCTTCAGTTATCGGAGTTTCAAGGGATTCGGCAGGTATGAAGTCATTAGTGACTACTTTTAACGCTGCACCGATAGCGTTAAACAATTCTAAAAAATCAAAGGTCATGGTTCGCTCCTGTTATAGGGTCCAACCAGTATAGACGATACGTTACATTAGGCAAACACACACTATGAGTTGCTAACAAATGATATATCAATGGAGGCCGATGGCACACCGGGGTGAGGTGATGTTGCCGCCTCTGTATGCAAGTTTAGCTGTGTGTCTCCAGTTGCCCAGTAAATTTCTATGTAATCATCTGCGGTTAAATCGATAGTAAACCCCCAGTGTATAACGTAATCGTCGTTGCCTTTTACATCAAACATATGCCCCGAATACGCTATTGCAGAGCCATTTTTCTGTTCCCACACAGTTACAGAAGTCTCACTGGAGTTGTTATGTTCTAATTGTAGTGTCACATCAAACTTGTACGTGCCAGAATTTTGGACGTTTACTCGGCTATTGTTAGAGAGTGTGACCCCACTACTGTATACCGTATTATTAAACGTCACTGCGTACCCCGTGTTAACATTAGAGGCAGTTTGATCTTGTGCGCTATAAAAGGCACCGCGAGGCATATAGAGGAATTTACCCCCGTTTTCGACGCTAAATAAGTTGTCAAGTGAATTAATAAAACGGTTAAAAAACAACCGCAAAACATTGCTGTTTTGGTCCATAAACGGGCGTTGATACTCTTCAGGCGCTAGAGGTAAGGCAGGCGGTTCTGTACGCTCAATGTTATTAACCATTAGCGCCTCCCGTCAGGGCGCATGTCTACTCTAGGAGACCCAAGTTGCCATTTAACTCCAAGCTCAGTGGACGCCATCTCTATCGACATCTGTCGTCCACGCACGCGTGTATTTACTTGTCCTGTAAACTGCTCAATAGGCACTGTAGCCGTACGTGTTACCGTACCGGTTGCACTACCTCCTTCGGAATACGGGCTGTTGTAGCCTGATCCTGAGTTTGCAAGGGGGAGTAACGTCATTGTAGCGCTAGGAGAAGCGGCAGTAGACCCTTCAAATGTAACATCAGGCATAATGCGCCATACAAACACAAACCTGTCTCCATCATCTATATCAAACTGTCCAGAGGTAATAGTCGCTGCAATTGGTGCAGGAGTACCTGTTTGGTTGTCATCCGTACCTTGTTCGTGGTTTACGAGGTTATAGCTGTACGTTGCTGCCAAAGGAAAATCACGCAAGCCAGAGTCAAGCCACGCTGTACGAGCTAGAGTGCCGTAGTACCATGTTTGATCTAAGTAATTAAACACCACATACTTGTCTACCATTTCACTATCTGCGGAGCAATAGAACCACCATACTTCATGGAACGCCTCGTTTGTACCCGCAAATACTTGGTCATACTGCAACGTATTAAAGTCTTCAAACACGTAACGACGCACGTTGCATGGGAGCGGTTGGCTACGCCCATCATACATATAGAACTTATCTTTACCCATCCAGAAAGCCACACCACTGGCAAAAGCTACAGTGTTTTGAGAAGCAATAGATATGTTATCTCCAACCAACTGAGCGCCCCATACAGCAGGTGCACCTTGGTACTGTAGTGAATACAGCGAAGAGTTGGTCCAAACGAGGACCTCTTGACGTGCTTGTTTAGCCGCGACTATCTCAGTTCCCCGTGATAATCTCAAGGACCCCGCTTGGTTTGTAGATGCTGGCGTCCACTGTGCTACATCTTCTTGATCAGACCAACGGATGAGCATTGGATCAACTGTAGCACTACCAACATCATTAGTACCAAAACAAAACA